GCCGTTTGATTCTTCATCATCCTCTGTTAACATGTTTGACTTGCGCTATCAGTTGCGCTTGCATGATTTGTATGACTTCACATCCGTTTCGTATGTGTCATATGAGATTACAATGCAACACATTCAGACATTGAATCTGTTGTTCTCTGGTACACCACAGTTCAGATTCAACCGTAAACAAAACAAATTATTCTTGGATGTTAACTGGGACACCGACTTACAGGTTGGTGAATATGTTATCTTAGAATGCTATCGTAAATTAAGTCCAGATGTTTTCACAATCTCCGGTACAGTTGCTACATCAAACACATCCAATACCGTTATTGGAACAGGTACAGTATTCTCTCGTGATGTAGTTATTGGTGACCACATGACATTTGGTTCAGAATCAAAGCGTGTAGTTAAGATTGACAGCGACACATCATTGAATGTTGAATCATTCTTCGCAACATCACAATCTGGTGTGTCAGCATACAAAGAAGGTTTGTCTGATGTATGGGATGACAGATTCTTAAAAGCATATGCTACTGCTAAGATTAAATTGCAGTGGGGCAATAACTTGAAGAAGTTCGGTGGTATTCAAATGCCTGGTGGTGTCACATTAAACGGCAAAGAAATCTATGATGAAGCCGAAGAAGAAATTTCTAAGATGGAAGAACAAATGTATCTGATGACAAGTATGCCGTCAGAAATCTTTGTGGGCTAACATGTCAACTAATTTTTATTTCAATAACTTTCCTCAGCACCAAGTCACCAGTGAGCAATTACTGGTTGAAGATTTGGTGATTGAAGCCATGCAGATTCATGGTATGGATGTTTATTATCTACCAAGAACTACTCGTGACCAAGTTGATATGTTATATGGTGAAGATACACTAAAAGAATATCGCACAGCAGTTGGTATTGAAATGTATCTTGAGAATGTAACTGGTATGGATGGTGAAGGTGACTTTATCTCCAAGTTTGGTCTTGAGATTCGTGACGAAGTTACTATGTTGGTTTCACGCCGAAGATTTGCTATGTCTGTAAATCAATTAAGACCAAATGAAGGTGACTTGATTTACATTCCATTGTTACAAAACTTCTTTGAGATTACATTCGTAGAACATGAAAACAATCAAGCGATGTTCTACACATTAGGTCGTGGGCGTGGTGGTAATGTATACTTGTATGCTTTGAAGATGAAACAGTTTGTGTTCTCTAATGAGATTATTGAAACTGGTATTCAAGAAATTGATGACCAGATTTTCGATTCGTATCCACGAGCAACACTTGCACTTGCAAACACAACAGTCTTCCCAGCAAGTACAGGTCAATTCGTTTCTGGTGAAATTATTTACCAAGGTAGTTCTTTGGCTGCAGCCAATGCACAGGCTATCGTTTATTCATATACACCTGACAGTTCAGTAAGTATCATTCGTGTTCAAGGTCAGTTCGTTTCAGGTAATGTATCCGGCAACACAAGCGGCGCATTGAGAAGTGTATTGGTATACAATGATGATAGTGAAGTTGGAAACAACATCTTCGAAGATATTGCAGATAATGTAAGACTAGAAACTGAGGGCAATGATATCATTGACTTCACAGAACAAAATCCATTTGGTGAACCATAATGCTAGGCAACAATCATTTTTATAATAGAACAATCCGAAAAGTAGTAGTTGCTTTTGGTACTGTATTCAACGACATTCTTTTAGTGCGCTATAACAAAGCAGGAACAAAAGAGTATGAGCGTTCACGAGTTCCACTATCATATGGTGCTAAGGAAAAGTTTATCACTCGTATCACAACTGATCCGACATTAACAAAGTCTATAAACACTATAGTTCCTAGAATGTCTTTTGATTTGGTCAGTCTTGAATATGATTCAGGTCGAAAGTTTAATACAATCAACAGAAACTTTGCCGAACAAACAGATGGTTCAATCAAGGCACAATACGCACCTATTCCATACAACTTTGAGTTTGAGATGGCAATCTATGTGCGTAATACGGAAGATGGTACACAAATTCTTGAACAAATCTTACCATACTTTACACCAGACTTTACTGTGACTGTGGACTTTATTCCATCGTTGGGTAGAAAATATGACATGCCAATTATTCTGAACTCAGTCAATTCACAGGTTGAGTATGAAGGTGACATGTCCACAACAAGATTGATTATTTGGAATCTATCTTTCACCGCTAAAGGTTATATCTTCCCAGCCGTTGCTACTGCTGGTCTAATCGAATCCGCTAATACAAATATTTACCAAGATAAGCGTGATACATTATCACAAACAGTTTATGTTGATTCTGCTAATGGTGTTGGTGTATTTGTTACTGGTGAAACTGTCCGTGAACAATCCAAAGGTAAAACAGGTACTGTTGTTTACTTCGCCAATAATAGTACAGGCACTTTGGTAGTTACAGATATGTCAGAATTACTGGAAGAGAATGATGTAATCGTTGGTGATTATTCCAACGCATACTACACTATAAATACGGTAGATTTGAATCCAGTTAAATCTGTTGCAGTTATCACAACATCTGATCCTGTATCAGCAAACGCAACAGACAATTTTGGATTTACAGAAACCATAACTGAATTCCCACATGCGCTATGAAGACAGACACAAACTTATCAGATATTTTTGGCATAGAAAACATTCCAGCAGAGGAAGTTATTGCTCCAAATACATTAATGGTGCCAGAAGATTTGTCGCCAGAAGCAGACTTTGAGTTTGCTCGTAAGAACATGCGTGAACTTCTTCAAAAAGGAAACAAAGCAGTAGATAAAATTTTATTGGTTGCTGATGCCACGGATCATCCAAGAGCATATGAAGTTGCTTCAAATATGATTAAACAACTGGGTGACATGAATAAAGATTTGCTTGCGTTACAAAAGACACGCAGAGATTTGTCACCAGAAGCAGTAACACAACCAACAGTCAATGTTGATAAGGCTGTGTTCGTAGGTTCAACAGCAGACTTGATTAAACAAATAAAACAACTAGGATAAACATGGAAACGTTAATCGAAATTATGCGTAAAGTATTGGCAGATGCATACGCATTCCAATTGAAGGCAAATAACTATCACTGGAATGTGGAAGGTCCTAATTTTCCACAATATCACAGATTTCTAGGTAAGTTGTATGAAGAAGTTTTTGATGCGACTGATGATATTGCCGAACAGATTCGTGCATTGGATGCATATGCACCAGGTTCATTCACACGATTCTTGGAATTGACTGACATTCAGTGTGAGACAACTATTCCTAGTCCTATGGAAATGATTGCTAAATTACAGTCAGATAATCAAAAAGTTTTGGATACATTGAATGTAGCATTCAAATTGGCAAACGAATTCGATAAACAAGGTCTTGCTGATTATTTGGCAGGAAGAATTGATGCACATAACAAACACGGCTGGATGCTAAGAAGCATTATTAAATAAAACATGGCTGATTATGGTGGTGGGTATCAAGGTAACTCTAAACTAAAGCGTGTCGGTACAAAAATTGAGTACACACAAGAACAGTTAATAGAGATTACCAGATGTATTAAAGACCCAGTTTATTTTATTAAAAATTATATGAAGATTGTGAACGTTGACGCAGGTCTCGTTCCTTTCGAAATGTGGCCTTTCCAAGAGGAAATGGTCAAGGGTTTTCACATCAATCGTTTCTCTATCGCTAAGATGCCACGACAGGTTGGTAAAACAACTACGGCTGCTGGCTATATGTTGTGGTGTATTTTATTCCAAGACGATTACAAGATTGCTATTCTAGCCAACAAAGGTGACTTAGCCCGTGACATTCTTGGTCGTATCAAATACGCTTATGAATATCTCCCACTATGGATGCAACAAGGCATTATTGAGTGGAACAAAGGTAATATCTCCGTAGAGAATGGTTCAGAAATTTCAGCATATGCTACCAGCGCCAGCGGTGTTCGTGGTGGATCATATAACTTAATTTTCTTGGACGAATTTGCGTTCGTTCCACATAACATGGCAGAAGAGTTCTTTACTTCTACCTATCCTGTTATCTCATCTGGTAAAACTACCAAAGTTATTATCGTTTCAACTCCGCATGGACTGAATCAGTTCTATCGAATGTGGATGGATGCGATTGAGAAACGCTCAACATATGTTCCGTTCGAAGTTCACTGGTCAATGGTACCAGGTCGTGATGCGGCATGGCGTGAAGAAACGATTAGAAACACCAGCGAAGAACAGTTCCGACAAGAATTTGAGACTGAGTTTATTGGTTCATCAGCCACATTGATTCCTGGTGCCAAGTTGAAGATGTTGACATTCTTGAATCCATCGGCCAAAGAAGAGCACATGCACATATATGAACAGCCAAAGCCTGGTCATACTTACATTGCTGTGGTCGATTGTGCTGAAGGTGTAAGTCTGGACTATTCTGTAGTGTCTATTGTG